GAAGCAAGATTAAAAGCAGAACTTACAAATCTTGAAACAGCAAGGTTAAGAAAACAAAGGGCAGTTACTGCACAAATAACTACAGCACTACGAGAAGAACAAGCTGAAAGAAAAGCTATAAGAGCCAAAGAAGAAGCAGAACAAAAAGCAGAAGATGCAAAACTACAGGCAAAGATAGAAAAAGAAAAAGCAGATGAACTTACAAGGTTAGAAGCAATAGATAAAATACAAAAAGAATTTAAACTTAAAAAAGAAGATGAAGAAGCTATACTTGAAAGTGAAAAGTTAGAATTAGAACAAGCAAGGAAATTGCAAGAATTAGATGACTTAAAAGCTACAGAAGAACAAAAGGCGAGTATAATTGCTTTTTTTGGTGCTAAAATACAAGCAGCAAAAGATAAAGAGGGAGAAGAAGAAACTGCAAGAGATGAATTACTAACAAAACAAAAGTTAGCTTTAACTTCAAATACACTTGGGCAGGTATCACAGTTATTAGGTGAAAATACAGCAGCAGGTAAAGCAGCAGCAGTAGCACAAGCTATTATAAATTCTTATTTAGGTTTTACAGAAGTGTTAGCCAATAAAACAACTATACCTGAACCTTTTGGTAGTATACAAAAAGTAGTTAGTGCAGCATCTATACTTGCAAGTGGTATAAAAACTGTAAGGCAAATCACAAGTGTTAAAACACCTAATACTGGTGGTGGTGGTATAAGTGTAGGTAGTGCAAGGGGATCAACAGCAGCCCCAACACCTGCAACACCCCCTGCATTTAATGTAGTAGGTGCATCAGATACTAACCAACTTGCAGAAGCAATAAGTGGTAGGGAACAAAAACCTGTAAAAGCATTTGTGGTTAGTAGTGATGTAAGTAATGCACAAAGTTTAGATAGGAATATAATTGAAACTGCAAGTATTGGGTAACAAAACAAATAAATAATTATTGTTATAATATGGATATAATAGAACTTTTTATAGATGAAGAAGATGAAGTAAGTGGCATTGATGCAGTAAGTTTAGTAGAAAACCCTGCAATAGAAGAAGATTTTATAGCACTTAAATCACAAGAATATAAGTTTGCAGAAGTAGACAAAGAAAAACGTATAATTATGGGTGCAGCACTTGTACCTAACAAACCTATTTTAAGAACTAAAAATGATGAACCTTACTATATATATTTCAGTAGGGAAACAGTAAGAAAAGCAAGTGAACTATTTTTTATAAGAGGTAACAGTAAAAAATCTACACTTGAACATAAAGTACCCCTTGAAGGTTTAACAGCAGTTGAAACTTGGATAGTAGAAGATTTAGAAAAAGACAAAAGCAGGTTGTATGATATGGAAGTACCTCTTGGTACATGGATGTTATCAATGAAAGTTTTAAACGATGATATTTGGAACAACTACATAAAAACAGGAAAAGTAAAAGGTTTTAGTATTGAAGGTTACTTTGCAGACAAGTTAGAAAGACCAAATGAACCAAACAAGTTAGAACAAATACAAGAAGAAGAAGCAGAATTTTTATTAGGACAAGTAAAAGCAATAATAAAAAAAGATAAAAGATTAAAGAAGGGTAAAAGAATTGAATTTGAAAGTTATAGTGATTACCCCAATGCAGTAAAAAACAACGCACAAAGAGGTATAGATTTAAATGCAAAAGTAAATAATAAATGTGCAACCCAAGTTGGAAAAATTAGAGCTTCACAATTAGCACAAGGTAAACCTATAAGTATAGAAACTATAAAAAGAATGTATAGCTTTTTATCAAGAGCAGGTGAATACTATGATGAAGGAAATACAGAAGCATGTGGTACTATTAGTTATTTACTTTGGGGTGGTAAAGCAGGTTTAAGATGGAGTGAAAGCAAACTAAAAGAACTTGAAATGTTAGCTGAAGTTGGTAAAAGAGGTGGTATAAAAAAAAGCCCTAAAGCCCCAAAATCAGATACACCAAACCCCAAACCAAAAGGAGAAGGTACAGCAAAAGGTGATGCTTCTACAAGTAGGGGTGCAAAAGTATCTAAACAAGATGAAGAAACTTTAAGACAAAAAGCTAAAGAATTTAACGAAAGATATAAAAAGAAACTTGGTTATGGTGCAAACGTAGGAACACTAAAAGCTGTTTTCCAAAGGGGGTTAGGTGCATTTAATGTTTCCCACAGCCCAAAAGTTAAAAGTGCATCACAATGGAGTTTTGCAAGAGTAAATGCCTTTTTATATTTACTTAAAAATGGTAGACCACAAAACCCAAAGTACACAGGTGATTTTGATTTATTACCTGCTAAACACCCTAAAAGCCCTAAAAAATGAGAACACTATATATAGATGAATACAAACCTTGTAACACAGATGGTAAAAGAGCATGTTTATGCCCTGATGGTAAAACCTATTCAAGAAGGTGCTGTGATGGCAGTTTTCAAGCACAAGGTATAGGATCAGTTACAGGTACAAGTTAAAAATACAACAAACAAAACTAAATTTTATTGTAATATTATGAAGGCAGATAATATGTTAGGAAAAATCAAAGAACTGTTAAACATTGAAGCACAAGTAGAAAAAGTAGAACTTGAACAAGCAACATTAGAAAATGGTACTGTTATAGAAAGTGAAAACTTTGAAGCAGGTAGTGAAGTGTTTATAGTAACAGAAGATGAAAAGGTAGCTTTACCTGTTGGTGAATATACTTTAGAAGATGGTGAAAAATTAATAGTAAAAGAAGAAGGCATTATAGCTTCTATTGGTGCAGAAGAAGAAAAAGAAGAAGAACCTAAAGAAGTTGCTGCTGAAGAAAATTTAAATACTGATAATATGAAAAATAAAGAAGTTGTACAAGAAGTACAAGAAAATCTTGAAGAAGAAAAGAAAGAAGAAATGCAGTATGCAACTAAAGAAGAGCTTGCTTCACTTCAAGATGAAATAAAAGAAATCAAAGGAATGATTGAAAAAATGGGTAAAAAAGAGGAAGAAATGAGTGCTGAAGATAAACCCATAGAAGAAAAAGAAGAACTTTCAGCAGTTGAAAAAGTAAAACATAACCCTGAAGAAGAAGTAAAAACTGAACCTGTATTTATGAGCAGAAGAGGTGAAACAACTTTTGATAGAGTTATGCGTAGAATTAATAACATATAATAATTTAGAAAATGGCAACGAGTATTAGCACCAGTTATAGTGGCGAATTTGCAGGCAAGTACATCTCTGCAGCACTACTTTCTGGAAAAACTTTAGGTGAAGAAACAATAACAATTTTACCTAATATAGTGCATAAGCAAATTATGCAAAAAGTAAGCAGTAATGATATCGTAAAAAATGGAGTTTGCGACTACAGCGACAGTTCAACTTTGACCTTAAGCGAAAGAACGCTGACTTTAGAGGATTTTATGGTAAATGTTACTGTATGTAAAAAAGATTTCTTAAACACATGGCAAGCAGCAGAAGTTGGTTTAGGTGGTTTAGGTAGAGAGTTACCAAAATCTTTTGCAGATTTTATTATAGGACATTTTTCAGCTAAAGTGGCACAAAGAATGGAAACTAATATATGGGCAGGAGTAAATGGTACAGCAGGACAATTTGATGGATTTAAAGCACTTCTTGCTGCTGATAGTGATGTAGTAGATGTAACTGCTACAGATG